ACAAGCACGCAGAACTCGAATGTAAGGTCCTACCCAACAAGATTCACACCAAGGATGTGGTCGACCGTATCGTCAAGGCGATCACGGTCAACGCTCGTGGCTCAGCCGTTGATGAGCATCGGGCAACCTTTCAGTACTCCGACGGCTTGCGAGTCGTGATCGTGGGTCCTGAGAACATCCACAAGATTTGTACCACCGGCAGCTTCCGTGGTGTGCCGCTCGAGGTCGAGCGCAAGCGCAAGTACTTCGAGGTCGTCACGTCCGTCGTGGGCAAGCGTGATATGATTGATCTGCCCGACTCGTCAATTCGGTTCACGCTTCGGCATGAGGAACACCTGCGCAAGGACTTCTCGGGCTCGCCCATGGATCCTGCCTCGCACGTCCGCATCATCCACCGCCGCTCGTGGATCAGCCTGGATGGTGGGGTCCGCTATGATCTGTCGATGACCAAGTCCAAGACTAAGCAGACCAAGACCTTCCAGGACATTCTGGCTCAGCCTCCGGTGTACGAGCTGGAGGTCGAGGTCGTGAATCGTACACTCTCCGATGAGGAGATGATCAAGTCCCTGCTGGGTGCTGTGGCTCCGGTCCTGGGGGCTTACCAGGGCTCGCCGTTCCTGCTGACGACGTCCGATGCCGATCGCTATCGTCTGGAGTTTGAGGCATCTCGTGTCCCCTTTATTAACCCGGTGACTCTGGAGCGCCGTCATCTCCGTGCAGATCGTCCTCACAACATTCTGTCAGGATACACGGTGACCAACAAGGCAGATGGCGAGCGGTGCTTCCTCGTGATCATGCGTGACAAGCGCGTTCTCCGTATCACACCTAGTCAGGTCGTTACCTGGACAGGTCTGACCGCTACGAACGAGATCCATGTCGGCGATGTCATTGACGGCGAGTATCTTGCTGAGCGGAACACCTTCTGCATCTTCGACGTCTACGCCTACCGCGGCAAGGACACGCGTCGTCTGCCCCTGATGATCACGGATGAGGACGTGACGCCCACCTCTCGTCTGGGTTGTGCACATGCCTTCGTGAACGATCTGTCCAAGGACTTCCTGGCTCTGCCGACGCAGACACCCCTACGAGTGTCGACCAAGCTCTTCCTGGCGGGAGACGGTGCCTCGATGGAGGAGGCAATTCGTAAGATCCTGGACACGCGGTTCGAGTACCCGACAGATGGTCTGGTCTTTACACCCCGCTCGTCTCCGGTGGCACCCATCACAGAGCGCCGTGGCAATACGTGGATGTCGCTGTACAAGTGGAAGCCTCCTCAGCAGAACAGCATCGACTTCCTCCTCAAGTTCAAGCAGATTCAGAGCTACGATGTCAGTCTGGGCAAGCTCGTCTTCAAGGGCACTCTGTATGTGTCTCGGACTCCGGGCGATGTGATCCATCCTTGCGAGACGATGACAGGGGAGTACACGGAGGTTGCCCTGCCTCCTGAGATGCGCGTCCTCGCCCAGAACCGTGACCGCGTTCCCTCTCCCTTCCAGCCCAGTGTTCCCAAGTCTCCGGATGCCTGTGTGATCTATATTCCTCTGAACGATCGGGGTATTCCGATTGACAGCGAGGGTCATCGCGTAGAGGACAACACCATCATCGAGTGCTCGTACGACACGGACAAGAGCCGGTGGGTCATCATGCGGACCCGTCACGACAAGACCTACCAGTATCGGGTTCTGGGCAAGCCTAACTTTGGTAACGACATCAAGGTTGCGGACTCGATCTGGACCAACATCCACATTCCCATCTCCGAGCAGATGATCCGCGATGTAGCCTCGATTCCTCCCGACGATACGATGGAGGATGATCTGTACTACCGCGACAACCTCGATGCGCGTGATCGGGTTCTCAAGGACGTGTACGGCTTCCACAATCGGATCAAGGAGAACCTGTACCGCTCGTCGATCAAGCCGGGTGATACCTTGCTGGAGTTCGGTGTGGGTCGAGCGGGTGATCTACTCAAGTGGAAGCGCACGAAGCCCTCGCTGGTCGTGGGTGTGGACACCTCGGAGTCTAACATCATCTCGTCCCGGCAGGGCGCCTGTGTTCGCTATCTCAAGGAGAAGGAACAGCATCCGACGGACTTCCTGCCTCCCACGCTCTTCATTCAGGGTGACATGACCGAACCTCTGCTGGAGTCTCCGAACCGCTACGCCAAGATCCTCGCAGGTCTGGAGCCGGCAACGACACCCTACCTCGAGCGCTTCTCCAATCTGAAGGAGTTCGATGTCATTTCCTGCCAGTTCGCAATTCACTATGCCTGCGAGTCCGAGGAGAGGTTCAAGGCGTTCGTGAAGAATCTGACGGATCTCGGTAAGGGCATCTTCTTCGGCACCTGCCTCGACGGTGCGGCAGTCTATGCTCTTCTGATGGGTAAGCAGACCCATACCTTCCGTGCCGAGTCGCAGGTCTTTGGCGAGTTCGTGAAGGAGTACGACGACGGTGAAGGATGGACCGAGACCTTTGGTCAGGCGATCTCGGTTCACCTCGAGAGCTTCGAGCAGCCTCAGAAGGAGTACCTGGTTCCCTTCGGCAAGATCACAGAGATCCTGGGTGCTGAGGGCTACCAGTTGGTCGGAAGTCTCATGTTTGCCGACCATTACTCTGATCAGAACGGTATCACGCTGACCCAGGAACACCAAGCCTTCTCCTTCCTTCATCGCAGCTTCGTCTTCCAGAAGGTCGAAGTCCCGAAGGAGGAACCGAAGGTGGAGGACGTCCAGACAGCCGAGATTCCTGTGGCACCTGAGGGTCCGGAACGGGATGGAGACACGGATGCCAAGGACACGGCGGCACCTAAGGCTGAGAAGAAGGAGGTTAAGAAGAAGATCGTCAAGAAGGTTGTTGATGCAGGACCTGAGCCCGCTCTGTTCACGGGTGGAGATGAGGGTAAGGGCGAGTGGCGCATGCTCTCGAACATGTTTGAGGCGCCCTTTCAGATGGATTCCATTACCTTCCCCACGGTTGAGCACTACTTCCAGTGGATGAAGGCGAAGACCTTTGGCGATGGAGCGATTGCTGCGAAGATTCTCAAGACGCCCTCAGCCAAGGCAGTCAAGGCTCTGGGCAAGAAGGTCAAGGATTTCAAGATTGAGGAGTGGGATGCCAAGAAGGATGGCATCATGGCAGCCGCACTTAAGGCGAAGGTCATTCAGCATCCCGAGATCCGAGAGAAGCTCTTGCAGACCGGTGTCCGTCCGATTGGTGAGGCGTCGGCTCGGGATAAGTATTGGGCGATCGGGACCTCCGCCGATACGTCGAAGGCGAAGGATCCCTCGAAGTGGCCAGGCAAGAATGTTCTAGGCAAGATGTGGATGGATCTGCGTAAGGAGCTTTCGGAGTGAAACAACAACATACAACAATGAAGTACCCAAACATCCTCTTCTTCCGGCACGAGTCCTACAAGGACATTGATGCCTTTCTCATCGCCAACAAGGACCAGTTCGATTGCACACTCAATATCACGAGCGATCGCAACGACCTCCGAAAACTTTTTGATTCAAACTACCATCTGATGATCACGTATGGTAAGGATCAGTCTGAGTACTTTGGAGACGTGAGTATCGTCAATGTGGGTCGCTTTCGTATGCGCTGGATTCACTTTGAGAACATCGACATCGAGTCCTTCAATCGGGGTGTCAATTTTTGCTACGTCCACAACGCCCAGCTTCCTCGTGAACTGACCCGGGTGAAGTTCTCGATCTTTACCTCGTGCTACAACTCGTATGAGAAGATCTTCCGTCCCTACAACAGTCTCAAGGCACAAACGTTCATCGACTGGGAGTGGGTGATTATCGACGACTCGCCCGACGATAAGCACTTCAACTTTATGAGGACCGTGGTCGGTGACGACCCGCAGGTTCGTCTCTATCGTCGGTCGAAGAACAGTGGCAATATCGGCGAGGTGAAGAACGAGACGATTTCTCTGTGTCGCGGCATGTATGTTCTCGAGCTTGATCACGACGATGAGATCATGCCAGACTGCCTCGCCGATGCAGTTCGGACCTTTGAGGAGGATCAGGAGGTTGGCTTTGTCTTCATGGATTGTGTGATGATGTACGAGGATGGATCAGCTCACTCGTATGGTGATCATTTTGGTCTGGGGTACGCTGGATACTACTGTCAGAAAATCAAGGATCGGTGGCTGAACGTGGCTGCCCACCCGAACATTAATAATATCACTTGTTCGCACATTGTGGCAGTACCTAACCATCCTCGTATTTGGAAGCGCGAGGTCCTGCAGAAGCTAGGAAGCTACTCGGAGTTCCTTCCGATCGTGGACGATCTGGAGATCCTACTTCGAACGGCAGTGGGGACGAAGATGGCTCGGGTTCACAAGCCTGCCTATATTCAGTACATGAACGCCGGTGGAAATAACTTCCAGTTTATTCGAAACTCGGAGATCAATCGTCTGGGTACTCGCAATATCGTCCCTCAGGGATACGAGAACTACAAGATCGAAGACTATATGCGCTCAGTCGGGGCACATGAGGAGTCAAAGACACCCTGGTGGCATTCTCCGATGTGGCGGCGTGATGGGTTCGAGTACAAGTATTGCAATAAGGTCGTTAACTACGACTTTACGAAGCAGTATTGTTACCTTGGTTACGAGGCGTTCAATAAGGGACGAAACAACATTCGTCAGCAGTTGGCTGACCCGAAGAATGATGTCTTTGTTCTCGTGAATGATTGCACCAAGGAGGAGCTATGTAAGGTGATGGATGATCTTGGGTTCGAGACGATCAAGTGTTACGCCCTGAAGGATGCCACCATGGATGAGCTCCGGCGCTACTTCATGCTGCTGTGCAAGCGCTGCGATAACTACGAGATCATAGAGAACGACGATAAAACTCCTCATACGACATCGTCGGAGGAGACGGAGACGAAGCTGTTTGCCCAATGGCTTCAGGAATAAAGCGATTGTAAAGCTTCTTGCCAATGATATTTGTTGCCTGCTCAGCCGTGATCTCACCCTTCTCAATCTTACGCTTCAGAGCCAGCATCTCAAAAAAGGTGGAGTCCATGCGATCCTCTGCATGCATTTGAAAAAGTGAGGGGTAGTTGAAGTACAGCACCTCGTTATCCTTCTTGAGTGCCTCCTCATACTCCGCCTTGTTTGACTTGAGATGACGGTACTTCTGCTTCGACACGTCCATATTCCGAACGAGAGCCTGGACCTCAGTTGCCGAGAAATCGACACCACTAATTCCACGACGCCCTTCCTCGACTTCCTGGGGTGAGAGTTCACGTGCAGTAGACATGGTATGCCTATACTACGACAAGAGGCTTTAACTGAGTCATGAGTTCCGCACACTCGTCATGTGTGGTCATCCCCGTAA